GCTTAGGGTGACGAGGTTAGAGTTTGTCAGGGTGTTATTGGTCAGGCTGAGCATCGGTCCAGTGCCGGTATCAGTCCCGGTGATGGTGCCGCCTGAGAGAGTCATATCGGTGGCAGCCGGGAGATTAACCAGGGTGGCGCCGCCGCCCAGCGTGATAGCGCCGGTGGAGGTGCCGCCGATGGTTACGCCGCCTGCACCCGCACCATTAACCGTAATGGTTGTAGGAGCAGCGGAAGCAGGAATTACCGCATCCTGTTTCCAGGTGCCGATATTGGCCGCTCCGGTTATGGTCAAACTACCGCCATTTACCGCGCCGGTGGTTACGATAGTGCCGGACCCGCTATCCAGGGAGGCGCAGGTAACGGCCCCCGCCCCGCTCACATCAAAGGCGGTGAAGTTGATTACCGCGGCTGCGCCGAGAATCGTCTTAGCACCAACATCAATGGCGTTGGTCAGGTTAGCGCTGGATACCACCAGGCCGGTCGTGGCCGCGGCGCTGGGTGCGATGGTCATACAAGCCGCCGGGCTGAGGTCCGGGGTAATTGAGATAACACCATCAGCCGATACGGTGAAATCCGTATAAGTGATGGTCCCGGTGCCGCCAAGGATGTCCACGTTGCCGGACCCGGCCACCACCAGGGAATTGATGGAGTTAGCCGTTACCAGCAGGGCATCGGCATCAGTATCGGCGCTGATAACTTCCAGCACCGTCCCGTCTGTCGGGTTGCCGGCACTCTGTTGCACCTTCAGGATGGAAATGTCCCCGAAGTCCCCGGTGTTCTGGATAGTGAACCCGTCCGCCGCGACATGCGCCCCGGTGAGCGTGGTCGTCCACGTTCCGAAGGTGATGGTCTTGTTAGCGCCTGGATTACCGATGTTGCTCCATAACGTGGCGCTACTGGCCATAAGGTCAGTGACCAAACCTGCATCATCCTCGAAATAGAGCTTGGTAGTCCCCGCGCTGTCTTTGACGTAAAGCCAGCCGGTGTTATTTATCGGATTACCGGCAGGCGCCGCTATCTGCGGCAGTTCCATGTAGTTATCGCTGGTCAGATTAATCCCGGAAAATCGGTCGTTGAGACCGCCCAGCGCAAACGTCGCGCCGGCCAGGAGCATCAGGACACAGCCGATGATGATTAACCGTTTTCTCATAGTTTATTCCCTCCTTTTGTCTGGGGGTTAGCCAGCAATCCTGCAACCTAAGAAGGGGTTAAGAACCTTTAGGCCAAAGAGCACGTCAAACCGGATCGTTTCGGTCAGGGTGGCGCCGTCGAAGTAACGAACAACGGAGATCGTATAACCTTCGTGGCTCATGGTGGCTTTCCAATGAGCGCTGGCCGGGATTTCCAGGGGAACCATGGCCAGGCCCAGGCAGTTGCGATGAAAAGCCAGGTTGACCGGGTAAATCTGCCCCGTGGTGCCTTCCGGGGTGATGACCGCGGCGTCAGCTGGCAGCGCATCCATGTTCTGGTAAGGTAGTTTGGCTGCAGCCGCAGTCGCAGACCGGATATTGTAAGGAGCGGTGCCCGGTGTGCATGTCAGGGCCGCTACTTCACCGGCCCCGTCCATCACCGCGTCTGCATCCACAACCCACTGGCGCAAAACGCCGGTGGAGATACCGCTGATCGGGTTGACCCCGTTCACTGCAGCGATGGTGAAAATATCGCCCTTTTTGAAAGTCTCGGTGGTGCCACCGGACTTGATGGAAAGGGTCGTATCTTCTTCCGTGGAGATCAGATTTTTTTGGATGGTCAGGCCGCTCATGGCGGTGCCGTTGGTGTGCGTGTTGACGTTAGGGCTTACATAGGTCTCAAAGCCAGCCACCGGCGGCAGTTTGGACCGCTGGAAAGCGGAGCCAACCATCTGCGGATGGAACAGACCCTTCATCTCATTAGCGATATACGCCTGGGCGATGGGTTCCAGGACCAAGTGACGGTCATTCAAAGGTGTAGCGTGCTGGGTTAGTTTGGCCCCGGCTAACGCCATGGTGATGAAATCCTTGGGGGTTGTGCCCGGTGTGCCCACCTGGTTCGGGATGCCGTTGTAGAGGCCCAGCAGCGATACATCAATGAAGTTGCTGATGGCCTGCATAGCCGGTTCCAGATATTCTTTTGACCACTTGTCGATGTCCAGGGTCATTTCCAGGGCACTTATCGACCAGGCTACGTGTTTGCGGTAATTGACGGTGAAAGGCGTGGTTTGTTCAAACAACTCCACGGTGGAAACGGTATTACCATCTTTCACCCGGAAGTAATTTGGGGTTTTGACATAAACGGTCTGGCCGACATGCCAGCCGTTCGGTCTGTTGTGCCATTCTTTTTCGTACCCGCGATAGACCAAATTGCCCATGACGCAGTTGTTCTTGAGGTGCATCAAGGCTTCTTTGGCTATCATTGTAGGGTTCTGAAATATGTTTGCCATTTAAGGGGTCTCCTTATTACGCCCCGTAATACTTCTTCTCCCGTGCAGCGATATATTCATCCGTAGGCAAATCAGCTAAATCCGTGCCTGGGGTTTCCTTACCGCCCCCGGGAGCAGTCTTTTCCGGGGCTTTGGTGGTGTTTAATTGGGGCGGTTGTGAAACCCGCCCCTCCAGTTTGATGATTTCCCGTACTGCGGCGGAGGGAGAGAGTTTGGCGAGACGGGTTATTTCCTTGGGATGCTCATAGAAATACTGCACGAGTTCATGCGAGTATTCGCTGTCTCGGATAGCATCGCCCATGTGGGGCGTGATTTTGCCCCCCACGTGTTCAGCTATTTCCCCGAATCCTTCAAACTTGTCATCGCCTTCCTCAACCCACTGAGAATAGGCTTCGATCAGTTCTTGCCGGGACTGTTGCTGGGCGCCCTGTTGCCGCCTTGCATTCTCCTTGGCGATTTCGACCTGGACGCCATGCTGGGCCACGGCTTTGAGATACTTGCCGTAATCGTCGAAAGCATCCTCTTGGGGTTCAGGAGGCAGGACCAGACCGGGGATTTCCTCGGTCTCGGCTGTTGAAGCTGGCTGCCTTCCTTCCGCCAGGCCGCGGTAGTATTCACGTGAACGCACCAATTCATCAATGCGCCGTTGAACACCGCGTTCTTTCTTCGGAGGTTTTTCGGGTTCAGGGGGCGTTTCCACCGCCTTTACCTCGCCTTCCGGTAGTGAGGGGGTCGCTTCCTCAACCTGTGGGGTTTCTACGACCGAGACAGGGGGTGTATCCCCTGAAGGTGTTAGGATTTCTTCATCTGCCATTTGACACGCTCCTTGGCGCGGATTTTTGCCCGGTGATTAAGCCCGTCCGGTAGGCTCCAAAAATAAAAAAAGTCCCCAGGTCCGAAGACCAGGAGACCATTTTATTGGCGCTCTGGTTTTATCCCGCCCTGCTCAATTAAGGAGGGGACGGGAGCAAATTGTCATTTTAAGTTAAATCGGTTCTCCTTTCAAAATTTGTTCAAGTAACTTGACTAAGTACTTAAACCCCCTTATTAGGGCTCGGATTAATATGGCGGTGTCGGGGTTCATTAACTCCCCTTACGCATATATTTGATAATCGAAGTCGATGGAAATAACCGCATTCGCTATCGTGTTAAAGGTACAGTCAGCCAATACTATGCAGGGGCGAGTTAAATAATCACCGAAGAAATAAGATGGGATCGCTTCGCCGGAGATTGACTTTACCTTTATCATCCTCGGACCCGTCAAGGCATCTTCTCGAACTTGAAGAACATCATTCGCAGCCGTAGCTGCGAAAAATATGGCTTTAATTCGGATTTTCCTGGAACAGGTCCAGTCTGCCCCGGCACCGGTATAAGTTAGCTCAAGAGTTCTTTTACCCCATTTTTCAACTGCGACATCAGCCATTTTGATTTCTCCTTAACGTCGGCGGTAGCCGAAAAGGTGTGTCAAAACAACAACTCCAGCTTCATAAGTAACTTGAAAACCAGCACTTGATAATAAATTGATCAGTGCTGTAATGGTAACAGCAGCCTGTGTATTTATTCCGGCACTGGCTGGTAAAATTATAGTAACAGTAAGAGTAAGTCCCGCTGTGTTTAAAACAGCCGCAGAGCTTTGTAAAGTAAGTCTATCAGCAAATATGCCTCTGCATGTTGATGAAATGGAGGCCAAAGCTGATAATATGGATGATACCTCCATAATGACCGCCGGAGTTATATCCATAGCAGCGGTACTCGATAAATTGATGCTCCCGATTAAGCTACCAACATTAGCGAGAGATAACCCTGCCTCTGCACCGAAGTCAGTTGTCATATTAAAGGTTATATTTTTATCCGGAGTAATACTTGCAACAGCGGCTAAAACGGCTGTCGCAGTAGAAATAAACCCTGCTTGACTGGAAACCCCCACCAAAGCAGCTAAAGCGGTGGCAGTGGCAGCGATAAGCGCTGTAGATACTCCAATAGTGGTAGAAGCAGGAAGACTTATTGCCCCTACAAGACTTGCGAAGGCTGTATCTGATAATCCCGCTCTGGCAGCGAGAGACATATCCAAGTTGATGATTAGATTCGGAACCGGGGTCAGTCCCGCATTGGCATCAAGGCTGAGTGCCGCAGCATAAGCAAGGCCCGCTTGGTTAAGAATACTAATGGCTGCGGCTAAGCTAATATCCTCCGCCATAATAATTGTCGTACTCATTCCAACACCAGCACTGGTCGGGAAACTGACAGAAGCTACTAATCCGGCATTTGCTGCCTCAATCATTGCAGTACTGGCGGGTAGAGTTACAGCCGTGTTGAGGATTAATTCTTTATCGGGACTTAGACCGGCGGTGGCGTCCAGTGTGATTGAGTATCCAAAAGAGAGTCCCCCTTGGTTGGCGATCTCAGCAGTCGCAGCTAGCGTTGCTGCCAGTTGTATGATATTGGCTGGAGTCGGACTAATAGAAGCTGTGGCCGGGAAACTGGCACTTGCTACAAGACTGGCAATGTTTGTGTCAGACACCCCAGCACCAGCACCTAAAGTCACGGCTTGGTTGAAGGTTATTTTTGGAGCAGGAGAAACCCCAACAGAGGCGGCAAGAGTTACCGATTCATTGTAGGTGGTGCCCGTGACGATGCTGATTATCGCAATCAACTTGCTGTGGTGAAGAGCCCCTGCCGTCAGGTAGGTATCAATCTCCTTGGCCGTCCCCGGCATGGTCAGGGCGGTGCCGCCACGGGTGCGGTTGGTTCCGGTGATGCTGGAGTTGGCTATGTCCGCCGGGGTGCCGTTGGGGTCGCTCTGGAGCTTGCTGGTGTTGGTGCCGGAACCGGGGGCGTCGTGTTCGTGGTAGAAGGTCTTGGTCACCCCGTCCCATTCGGCGGGGTCGTAGTAGATGTCGCTGTCCGTTAAATAACCAGTTGAATCGAAATATCTATCAAGAACGGTCTGGACGGTTTCGAGTTTGGTGATGGTCCCGGTCTGCGTCACCACAATCTTGCCGCAGTAAATATTCGGCGGGGTTTTGCTTCCCGTTGTGTAAACCGCTATCCGGTAATTTCGGCCATCGGTGGGGGTGAATGTGACCCTTACTCTTATGGGTACAGTGCCGTTACCGGCGCTGACGATGACCACCTTTTCCGCCCAGTTCGCAAATGCGCCGTCATCTTCTTCCAACCTGGCATACATCGGCCCTTTGCTGGAAGAACAGGCATAGACCACTTCGGCGGAGAAAACCTTGGTGCCGTCCCAGTTGGCCGCGGTGTAGAGCCAGTATTTGGGGTAGGTCAGGGCGGCGTAGGCGCTTGCGGTAATAGCCTCCTGATAACTACCTATTTCTATCTGCGTTTCGGTTGCGGTAAGGGAGGCTCCGGCGTTTTGGAGGATGAGGATGCGGGCGGCATTTATACCTACACCACCACTAGCCCAATCAGCATACACAGCAACATGATATGTTGGATAAGAATCTGTTGGTGTTATTGCAGCACGACGCCTTACCCAGTTATTATTTTTGTCAGTGATGCTGGCTAATATATCTCCATTATTATTATATAATCTCACCCAAGGAGCAGTATTAGTTGTATATAAAGCCACCACGGCTTCAAAATAATAGGATATGGTGCCATTATAATTTGTTGTAAGGAAATAACACAGTTCATTTGCGTGTATTGTACCAGCAGCTTCTAGTATTGTTCTATAGTTTGCTAAATTTATCGCCTGCACAATCTTAATGGCCATGTTTCACCCCCGCATCCGGGCACCAGTTTTCATGGCGAATCAGATTGGCAGACTGCTTGCTCCAGGCCCCGCATCGGTCGCAGATGAACGCCCGCTCCCCGTCCTCCAGGCGGCAGAACAAGAGCTTGTCTAACAGTTCATCGTTGGTGAGGGGTTTAGGATTCAAACCTTCTCCGTAATCAAGGCTGCGTAGGCGGCGGTCAAAGCGCTTTTCTGCTGCTTGGTCAAAGGAGCGCCGCAATAGAGGTATATCCGGTCGCACATCAGTTTTTCGGGCGATGATTTACCGTAGCGCAGCCGCACCCTGGCCGGGTTAAGGTTCATCTGGGCCGCCACCGCCTTTAAGTTCTCATGGAGGTCGGTTATGGTGAACACGGTCTCGAGTGCTTCCGCCAGAGGCGGGGCGCAACCGTAGGCAATAATGGCGTCCACCACGGCTTTCTCCGGGGCCGTCAGGGGCGGGTCGAATACCAGGAAGGTCTGCATCAGCCCCCCCGGCCCCTGCACGTCCCCGGTATTGCTGTCTTTCGGTCCCCGCCCGATGCGATAGATAATTTCTTCCACGGGGTTATTGAAAAACCCCGCCTCCCGGTCCACCTGTGGGTAGAGATAGATTTGTTCAGCCATCGATATGCCTCACATCCAGCAAGCCCCAGAGTTCCAGGCTTACATACCGCCTGCCCTGGGGTCTGATTTTGTTGTGCCACCACCAGCCGTCCGTGCTGGTATCGGACGGGCAATCGGCAAAGTCGTTCTCGGCCACCAGCCGCCGGGAGAAGAGGGAGCAGCCGAAGCCGCTCATAGGAGATTCGTAGCCCTTGCCACGGGCCGGGTAGTTGTGCGATAACCAGTCTATCCGGCCATCCGGGTTGTATTTGAGCATCTCTTTAAGCGTCTCCGGCGGTACGATGACATCCGCTTCTACGCAGAACCAGTGGTCATAATAACCGGCCAGTAACTGTTGCCTGATAAACTCCATACTCAGGCCGATGCGCCGGTTAGGGTGTTCGTGCTGGAGTTCCAACCGCACTATGTTTGCTCGGTACTGCCACCTCTGGAAAAACTCAGCCGTCTCCGAGTTGTCCACCAGGAGCATATCTTTGGAGGGCCAATCCAGGGCATCGTAGGCGTCCAGCCACGCTTGCATGGCGTATTCCTTGCCAATATAAGTTGGGCAGGCTATTAAAATATGCTCCACCTCACAACCGTATTATACCGCTGCCATCGTGCAAGTTATGGTAACATTCAGGGTATCCCCCGAAAGGACACTCCTCGATGCACCAGTGAAAGTGCCCTGGCCAAGCAGCAGGGAGGCAGTTTCCGATTTGGTAGCGCTGTCGCACATAAAACAACCGAAGATATTATCAGTGGCGTTAATGGTAAACGCCGCCACCGAGGCGGAATTATCTACCGAACCTGCTGAAATTGTACCTGGTGTGAAGGCAGGACGGGTGGCATTAGAGTAAGGAACCACGTCAGTCCACGGCGTATGAGAAGCCATTGTATCAGCCGCTCGACATTCCCAGGCACACTCAGCCGCAGTTACGGTTGTCCCAGCACTAGCCGTGGTGGTAACTGACCCGGCAGAAACATAGGTGGCAATGGTCGTCACCAAATCCGCCCCACCTGCTCCGGCACCTCTGACGATAATATCACTGCCAACATCTGCTGCAACCCAGGGATTGCTTGCTGAGGTTAAGGCGACCGCAGCGGCAGTAATAGCCGCATCCGCTATCGAAGACCCAATGAGGCCCACATACCAGGCTGGAGCAGCCAACCCGGTTTTCAAGGTGGCATCTAAGTATTTATTCAGGCCAACAGTAGGCACTCGGTTTTCGAACTCCTCAACCCACTTGAGTTTACCATTCTTGCCAACACACTCCACCCGATACTTTTGACTGATTTCCATCACCAGTTTCATGATTTATCTCCTTAAAGTATTGCCTTCATCTCGGCACGTTTTTCCTCTGCCTTTTTCAAAACTGCTTCTGTTTTTGAAATTTCAGAATCCAAAGCGGACTTCCGTTCCTTGAAAGTTTTTTCCAAGGCCGTCAATTCCTTGGTTTTTGTCTCGATTTTATGATTTAGCAAACCAAGGTCGTCCTGGAGCTTCTTTTTGGCTTCTACAGCCTCTCTATCCGCCTTAGCCTTCATAGTGGCAAGTTCGGCGGCTTGTTCAGAGATTATCCTGTCTTTTTCATCCTTGATTTCTGCGATGATGGAGGCTTTGTTTTTTCTAAGGCTTTCAACATCCTCAGAAAGTTCGGTTTTGACCTTGGCCAACTCCTGAATCTTCGGTTCAAGCTGGTCAGCAAGGACTAAAGCCTCTTTGGCTTTACCGAGGATCATAATTAATGCCTCTGCCTGAGCAAGAATTCTGATACCCGCCCCGTAAGTTAACTTATCCATGTTAATCTCCCTTTTTCCCTGTTTTATCGGCCTTTTTTTCGGGTTCCAGGGGAACAATGCGTATCTGTGCCGTATTCCCCCGCGTAGTCAGCAGCATGAAGGTGTCCAGGGTGCATTTCTCCTTATCCAAGAGGGCTTTTATACCCTTTTCAACCCTTTCAATGCGCTTTTGTTCGTCTTTGTTGACCGTTTCTTTCCCTGGCGCCGCCCCTGCCAGAACGTAACTCGACAGGATGCAGACGAAAATCAGCCATCCAACTAAACATATCAGGCGTTTCATTGCGGTCCTCCTTGCGGTGTGGTAGGCCCACCTGACCCCTGCGGAGTCTGTGCCATCATCTGCCCTCTCAATTCCTGGACAACCAGCGATAACTCTTGTAAGGTCTGGTCCCGGTTAATCGCGTCTGCCTCCGCCATGGTCTTGAAAGCGTTAACCTGAGTATCCCAGTCTTTCCTCTGCTGCTCCTGTCTTTGCAATTGCAATTTAAACGCTTCAATCAGGACTTTCGGGTCAGGCGGTTGCTCCGGAGGCGGTTGTTCCCCTTCCTCCAATCCCCTGATAGCTGGCGGGATCATCTTCTTAATCCGGTCTATAAGTTTCTGCGAGTGCGGTACATCCAGGTTCTCGGCGATGAGGTCCGCAATATTGGCAGCCATGATCGGGGGCAGTATCTTGACTAAATCCATTAGCATCGCCGCTGCTTCCTGCCGCGCTGTCGTGTAGCTCGGGCCAATCGTGACCCGGACATCATATTTCCCTACCCGCAAATCATTAAGATACTTGGATATGCCTTCTTTTGGCTGGACCTTATATTTATCATCCAGCTTTTGCAGGGTTCCAGCGATATGAGGAGCGCCTGGCCGGGCGTTAATCGGCAGCGCCACTTCCGACCCGTCTTCCCCCAAAATTCTAACAATCCGCTCTGTGTCGTAAACATGGGGGATTAGGTTGATAAGTGCCCGGTCGCTATACGTTAGGGTGGTCTGGAAGTTATCTGTGAAGGTGTAAGTCCCTATGTCCCCTTGCCGTTGCAGGGCCAGAATAGCTTTGCCGCTCTTGTCCCCCTTATCCTCCCCGACTTTCTCCCGGTAGATACCCATGGTGGACATGATGTCGTGTTCATGCCGGGCGAGTTCGTTGGCGTAGGCGGTGGACATTTGCGGCGGGTCTTGTCGTATGGGTCTGGCATTTTGATTTAAAGGGTCGGCGTTGAACAGCAGATAGAAGTAATTCTTGAGGTGCGCTTGATCCCATTGGGCCTTGTGTTCTCCTATCATTTCAGGAGTTACCATATAAGGCATTTTGGGTGCCAGCGCTACCTGCTCCGTAATAGCGCTGGACCAGTAGTTGTACATCCGCTGTGGCACCTTAGCGAACCGCACCATACCCCGGGTGTATGTCCGGCCTCGTATGTTGATTTCCTTCCCAGATTGAAGAAATATCGGAATATCCTTGGTGGGCCAGTCGTGGGGGCCTTCTAATGTTTGCCCCGCTGTCATCTTACACCACTTAACCTGGGCCACCTCGGCCTCTTTCTCTTTAGGTTTCTTATCACCCTTCTGTTTCTCAGTAACCGTGATCACCGTGGGCAACCCATCTATTAATCTCTCAACCTGATAAAAAGTCTTCTTGACCTTTTCTTTCCACCAATATTCGGCCACCCGGTAGCCGGTGTCGGTTTTCCAACCATCCCACATGCTCTCAGATGGCCAGTTGTCTAAGTTTGCCTTGGGGTATTTTTTCTTAAACTCCTTTTCTGTCAATATTTCCGTCACGAAGATATAATTAGCATCTGATTTATTAAGTTTTTTCGCTTCCGGGTCCACCGCCACTGTAAGGACATTAGGTATCCGGTTGACCTCGATATTGCGGACAAACGGATCATCGTCGTCATCCACGATATCGAACCGCCAGGCGCCCCGGCCTCCGTAAAGCGTGCTGCTGTGGGCTGTGTTGTAGGCGCTCCTGGCATCAGATTGATATTTGATGTGCCTAACCAGTCCAGCGAATATATCGGCCATCTTCGGGTCAGCCTTCGAGTCCACCGCCCTGACCTTGCTTTCAGGCCGCAACTGCCGAAACTCGCCCTCCACCATGTCTATCTTCTCAGGGATTTTGTTGGGTGCCAGACAGGGCCTCGGCGGTGTGTCACCCTCACGAGCCGCCTTAACAGTAGCATCCCACTGGCATCCATCCAGGTCCACTGCAAACCGCACATCCTCGTCGTACAGGGATCGGTCTTCTTTGTCTTCATCAATGGCGAACTTGTAACGCTCGGCGGCTAAACTTAGGATGTCTTCGTCTTTTTTGCTCATTGGACCGTGTACTTATCAGGCAGCCCTGATGGCATAACCAAAGGTGGCTGGTCAAGTTGCTGGTTTTTTAGTTCCTTGTCCGCTACAGCAGTGGCAGCCAGGCCCAATATTTTGAGTACGGACATGGGGTTGAAAGGCGACGCCACGCTTAGCGTCCCGTCTTTGAACACGAGGACCGTTATGTTGCCCATTATTTCAGCCATCAGCTCACCATCCAGCCGGTTGATTGGCCGCCATCTACATAACTCGGGATAGTTCGGCGTGTCATTGCTGGTTTGACCATCTCCTTGAACTTGTGTGCCAGGGCAAGGGTCTGAAAAGCATCTGCCGGATGGGTAGCCCAGTCATCAATCGGTTGCGGTCGATAAACTTGATGCTTGTCAACATATTCGCTCCGATAACTTGCCAGCCCATCTATGCCTTGCTGACAGGCTTTCTCATCGAAATAACAGATCGGGAAGATGTTTCTGATGGCTTGGTGGCCATCCTCTTTCCGGGCTGGGCGCTGGGCCACCTTAAACCTCAAACCCAACTCGCCAGCTGTTTTTAACCTGGTCTTCCCGGTCCCCAGCTCCCGTACCGTGATGTCGTGGGGGGCCACGTGAATCCCATAAATCCCGCGCCACTGATTTATCTTTTCCTCCAGCACCCGGGCGTAAAACTCCAGACCTTCCCCGCGGTTTTCATAATAGCCGATGACATGGATCGCCCGGCCCACGTTCTGGGTGAACCAGATAGATGTGCTGTCATCCATGCCCAAATCCCACCAGGTATCCACGGCCACGCCGCTTTGAAAAGGAACTTTAGTAATCCGCCCCTCTTCGCGGGCACGGCGAAGCTCGCTGGCGAAATAGGCACCAGGAGCAGCGGCATCAAATGAACAATAAAACTCCTGGTCAATCATCTCCTCTGACATGCCAGCGATCCGTTCCGCCTGAATATCAATATAGCTGATTACCTCTGTGTCGTTTACCGTGAGAAGCTCACAAAACCAGGAATCTAATTCTTTGGCTTGCAGATAGAGCCGGTGGGCGTGATTGCGGCCCCGTGGAGTGAACAGGAAGACCGCCCAGCCTTTATTTTCCATTAAGATAGGCCGGAAGAAATCCCAGGCTTGCGGGTTCTGCAGGGAAAACTCAGAGAATATTACGCCGACCGGGTTAGTCCCCATGACGTTATCGAAGTTATCAGATCCAAGCACCTGCCAGAGACTCCCGGTGTTGGTATGCAGCTTCATTTCGGTATTATTAATGTCCCCCTTGACCAGATCACGAGGCCAATAATCCAGGAAGGGTCTACCATTCCGGTCCTTGCCATCCCATATCACCTTGCGGCCCTGGTTAGTCTTGGGGAGGAAATGATAATAGTTGCCGGGCCGCTCGCAGGAGGCGTAAACCGCCCAGTTGATAGAGGTGAGGTCTTTCCCTGCCCGCCTGTGCCAGACGCAAACAGCCCGCTGGCCCCCAACTTCCATCCCCTTGACCATGTAGTCAAGAAGAGGCTCCTGGTAGGTCCTGGCGAACCATTTATAGGGGACTTGAACTTTGGTCACTCGGCCTCCTCTGGTTTATCATTCTTCCGGCCTGCGAAACCTATAAACTCGACCTGCATATTCCCGCTATCAGGCCCAGCTTTAGGCAAGTCCCCAACCTGAGCGTCAAGATACTTAATAGCGTTCAAACGCTCGGCTGCGCTGGTTTTCTTGTTGGAGAGGATTTGTTTGAGCTGTTTCAGGCGATAATCAGACGTGAAGAACCTAGTGAAGGTATCCGAGGAGTAGAACCGTTTAACAGCGTCAACCAGTTCACCCATACTATAATTATTAATAGCATTAAATATTATTTGTCAAATTGGGTAGGGTGTTCAAATACATACATCAAATAGGTGTTCCTTAAATTAGCAAATAGGTATAGCAGATAGGTGTCTTTTTTTCATAAAAACACTTTACTCATTATTTTTTTTATCCTCAGCCCATTGTTTCTCAATTCTGTCAGCAAGCCACAAATCAATCATCGCCCGGGAAGAAAGCGGTGGCCTAACGCCCTTGCCTTTCAGGATAGGAAAATTCTTGGTACGCATCCAGCGATATAAGGTACTTCGGCTGTATTTGGTATAAGAACATATTTCCTTCCAGCCCTTGAGCATTTCATCCTACCCCTTGACATTTCGCCCGGTTTGTCTTATTAGCGATAAACAGGAGGCTCGCCATGAAAACCCTCGTCATCATATTCCTGCTCCTGATAGCTGGCTGCATGACTCCTTTGCAGCGCCAATCTCAGGCTCTTAACGCTGCCTACCAGCGCGGGGAGATCAGCGCTAGCGATTATTACGCCCGAATGAATGAGCTGGAGGCCATCAATCAGGCTAATTGGCGCAACCTTAGCACCAACCTGATGAATTTTAAAATGCAGCCTACCCAGCTTCCTCCTCTACAGCCCCTTCAGATACGGCAAAACAGAAGCGGCTACATCATGGGTCCTGGAGGCCAGATGTATTTTTATTCAGGCAATTAAATAAAATTATTTTTCTTCCTCTTTATATTCTAAAAACCTTAAAGCTTTGGTTTTGCCCATAGCCTTTTGATATTCCATTTCCAATTTAATACTGGAAAGTATTTTACCAATAGCGTTGGTAACAGCATTCGCTTTGCCTGCTGTTGTTTCATCGTTTTGTAATTTGGTTACTTGGTCTGACAGGACTTCACGCAGTTCTTGCATGTTTAACATATTGTTCTCCTTTTAATATGGTTTTTTTAACCATGCGCCGCACTATGAGATATTGTCGATAAATATCCATAAATTCTTTCGATATATCTTCAGACTTTAAAATAGTCTTTTTTGTTATTAATTCTTTAATATAACTATCAAGTATATTATAAATCCTTTTTCGTCCAATTTTCCTTCGTCCCTCTATTTTTGGATATTTCTTATAATAAGCCTTTTGCTTACACTTAGACTTAATACAATATTTGGTATATGAAATACCTATAAATTCTTTGCCACAATAACCACATATTATATAACGTCTTTTTTTATTACCATGTCCACAAATATATTTAAATGGTTCTCCTTTGTTAATGGGGTATTTCTTGCTATTATCGGTTCTGTTCGATATTTTGGTTTTCTTCCCACAACCACAATGGCAATAACCATAAGGGATTTCTACCTCCATCACCACACCTCCAGCACCGGGAGGTCCATGGCCTTAACCACCTCTTGAACTGACTTAACCTTAAGGTAAGGTGCGCCGGCCTCCTCAATCATCCGTTTATGCTCCTGTTGGTAGGAACTCATCTTACCGCCCGTCTTTGGATTTTTAACTTCGATAAAATACACCCGCCCTTGCCAGATAGCCTCAAGGTCCGGCCGTCCCCTGGCGTGGCCGCGGCTGTGGTAGCCCTGGACGTTGTGATAAACGGGTATCCGCAGAGCCCGGAATAGGGCCTTGATAGAGTTAATCAGGGCGGTTTCGTTGTCACGCTGGGTCAGGGTTTTTCTCCCTTAAAGCCTCACGCGCCGCCTGGAGGGCGGCGAGGTTGACATTCTCGCTTGCGCCTTGTCCATGTTCAAGACCTTTGGAGATTTTATGGAATTGAGCGATACATATTTTAATCTCCGGCAATTGTTGCCAGTTTAAATTGAAATTAAACCCCATCTCCCGCATCTTCTCCACGAACATAAACAACTGGTCTTTGGAGGTGAGGGGAGTCCATGTTTCCCAATCCTCGTAGGGTTTGGTATGGTCTTTGACTTTGATAATGCCCGATGAAGATATAGAAATTATATCCTTTGGCATCAACCCTGCGCTCCACTTATTAAGGTCGGTCATGGCTTTTTCCCCAAGGCAATCCAGAGGTCTTTTATGTAACTTTTCCCGAAATGGTCCCAGGTATCTTTCAATAGTTTTTCCAAGGATACCCTTTTCACCACCACCATGTCCTCTGACAGAGCAGGACAGGGGCAGGAGATAACTACTGGGCTTTGTAGACCTCTACTAATTGGTGGTGTCATGGCTTTTTTCCTTATGCCATCTCTTTCCAGGCAAGGGCGAACTGTGTTTTATATTTATCAATAGCGGTTCTGGTCCGGTCACAATCACAAGGCATTGCCCCACGACCGAAGCCACAGACATCGCAATATGAGTTTCCTCCACATTCACACTCCCAGACATTTCCAGGTTTGATTCTTTCTCCGGTCATGGCATTATAGGGTGGCCAGTTAGGGTGATAACAAGGTTTTTCTGTTTTCTTCATGGCTTCTCCCGCCACCTTGCCAAAAGGGTTTCCGCCGCCACCGCGGACAGGATAAGGTGGTTGCTGTCGGTTAGGATAAAACTCCGGGTGCGCCGCCCCTTGCTAACGTCCACCAGGCGCATTTCTTCCGCCATGCGCTGGCGGAGGGCCAGGAGCGGGGCTGAGTGGCCCAGGTGGCTATCAGAGGTGTGCGGATCTATTATCGCCGTGATCCTGGTGCTGGGAATATAAGTGGTAAACCCCACGTGCAGCATTTTCAATTTATTTCTCCCCTTTTGGGCACTCGCAATTAAAAATAATCTTGTCTTTGGTTTTGGTTCGCCAAGCAGCTCCGCATTTAGGACAAGTTGGTTCGGGTGGAGATATAGGAATCCCCCCGGTTTTCCCCCGCAGTTTGGCCCAATCCTCCCTTATGGCTTCCATCAGGGCGGCATCCCAGTCAATATATTCATAACCCTTCATGGCCACCTTGCGTTTGAAAGCGTCCAGGTGTTCGTCCAGAAAGCCATGACCGCTTTGGACTGCCCATTCTTTAACTCTGGAGGAGATGGCGAAATTATCAGGGATAGGGGTTTTTTGCTTTTTGTTTTTCTTTTTAGAAACAGGGGGGATATATATACTTTCCTTTACTTTACTTTCCTTTACTTTACTTTGTGGATTTCGGGCGGGAGTTATCCCGCTGCTTGGGGGTTTTTGGCGGGAGTTATCCGGTTTCATGGGGATTTCTGCCGTACGCTTCCGATAGACGTCATTTAAATTATTTACAAAATTATCAGACCATATGGTTTTTTCATGTTCCCATAAATCCTTATCAATAGCTGATAGTTCGGATAACAAATCAAGTATTTCCTTGGCGACCCTATCACTTACCCGTGTTAATGTGCATATGTAATGCCAATTGCTTAAATCATTCATATCTATAAAATGGCCCTCCGAACACCCTAATAGTTCCAACAACTTAAACCAAAAAGCATATCCATCGTTTCCATATCGCTGTTCAAGGATAAACATGGTTTTCCCGTGCTTACAAACATGCGGAAAATAATCAACCGTCTGCTTACGGGGTCTTGTCATGTTTTTCTCTATCAATTCTTACTTTTTTTGAATTACATGACCGACAAAGAGTTTGGAGGTTTTGGGGATGATTTGACCCTCCAAATCGTTTGGGAACAATATGATCTAAGGAAAGGTTTGTTTTGCTCCCACAAAAACAACATTTGTTTTCATCTCGATGAAATATATGAGTAGTTAAAGCACGATAGCGAATTTGGGCTTTATTATTAGGAGTTTTAATCGGAATAACTTTCCAACTTTGTCCCCAATGGTCAGTCCAGATTTCTTCTTCTATTCTAGCACTTGACATTCTTCATTTTCCTCTCTCGGACACTCCCCCACCTGAAAAACCTTGCGGTGGGTGCAATGCGCTGGCCTCACGGTATCCGCCTCGACCCAATACTTGCACCGCATCTCCCCCAGGAGGGGGGCCAGGGGTTGGTAGTGGGGGCAGTCATTCTTTTTCTGCATCCATGAATGCTCTTATAAACTCCGCCGCTACCTGGGGTACTATCGCGTTCCCTGCGGCGCGCAACTGCCCCACTCTGCCGGGAACCCCATGAGCCAGAGGGAAAATTCCGGGTTTAGTTGGCCTTGCTTTTCCGTCCCGGCAGGGAAGCCAGGTGCAGGAGGACCAGAAATTTTCGCCATGTGGGTCAAATCCACTTGTTTGCCTTGAATCATTCGCCGGTAACTGCTCTCTTCTCCTTCTCCGTGATGGTATCTGGTATTGGGCGTTGGCCACGAACCACAACCTCTGCCTGATGTGCGGCGCCCCGACGCTGCAAGCCGGTAAATCAGCCGCCCCGCAGGTGTAGCCCTCTGTTTCCAGGTCATCGAAAACAAGGTCAAGCCAGGATAAGGCAAGTTTGCTCGCAACCTGCTCACCAAAAATTGTGATAGGTCGGCAGACCCGGATGAGGTGGAACCAGTACGGCCATAGATGCCGCTCGTCAGCACCCCCTGCGCCCCTGCCTGCCGTGGAGAAAGACTGGCAAGGGCAGCTTCCTGTCCAGACGGGCCGGTCATCGGGCCATCCGGCGAGTCGGAGCGCGTACGGCCAGCCCGCAACGCCTGCAAAGAAATGATGTTGGGTGTATTCCACAAGGTCTTTTGGCGTGACATCCCGAATATCTCTCTCGTCGACTTCTCCAGGGGCAATCAGCCCCGCTTTAATCAGGTTGCGTAACCATTGAGCGCAATAGCCGTCTATTTCGTTGTAGTAAGCAGTCATTCAATGCTTATCTCCACCATCATCCCCCGCTTCCGCCGCCCCCCAAGATGGTCCGGTCAGAATGTCAATAAACCAGAATTTGTCCACTTTCCTCAAATCCACAAATTCAGGACAACTGAGAATAAATTGTCTTACCCATAAATCCTTGATGAACCACATGTCGCCGCCCTGAAGAGCTGTTCTTGCGGTCCCCCGTCTCCTGGCTTTTAGATGGCCGCCTTGAATCCAGCGAGTTACGGTCTTAGCATCAATGCCAAAACATTCAGCTAGCTGGTTAGCCGATTGTCCTTGAAGGTTTTGAAGAAGGCGCAACCGCTTTCTTTTTATGGCGATGGCTGTCTCCGTGCGATTGTGTCCAATTCTTTTCAGATGTAGCCGAATCCGATTCGGTTGAAGGTGGGCGCTTTGTTCCAAAATCCTCAGTTCCCGATCCGTCCAAGCCGGCTCCCGCTTTTGCACCGCAACCCAGCCTTGAGAAATGGCATATCTATTAACTTTCCAGCGGGGCAACCCAAGGCGCCGGGCCAACTCATTGACCTCACCGTTCCCGGTGTTTTCCTGATAGACTTTTTTGATTTGAGCCACCATGTGAGGTGTGATGATGTGTTTAGCGGGCCTTAAACTGTATCCTAAATATTCCAAGGACATCCCCTTGGACTTGCATTTCCGGTTGCAATACTTCGGCTTCTGCTGCCGCAACAGCCGGCCTTCAGCCTCACAAGTAAGACAGGTGAAATCAAACCAGGGCATTAGTGAGCCTTCCCCGCCGTTTCCCCCTGGGCCACCACCACTCATGGAAAACCCGAAGATGCCAGGCCCGCCCACAGCCGAGGCAGACAAACCGGCTGCCATACCGGGCGCCGTCAATCCGGGCTCCGCAAAGGCATTTAAAGTGGGTTAGCATGCGGTTCATTTGTACCCCATCTTCCCCACCAAAAACCTGCCAATGGCTAAAGGTATCGCCAGCAATACGAGGCCCGCCAGCGCCAAAAGGCAAGCTATAATCGAAGGTTCAAACGGGATAAAACAGGGGCCGGGGCAAGCTCTCATTTCACCTCACCGTTCGCCTGCTCCACGCCCTGCGTGATGAGGGTCCAGGCGTCCTTGGGGATAGCTACCCGCCCGAACATGGCGTTAAGTTCGTCTAAAATAGAAAGGTCGCCAGTTTCGCGTATTAGAAGGGGTAGATAACAGAGCGGAAAATTGCGTTCGAGGTCTTGGGGATTGGCCCATTTATATAAAATATCTTGTTTACGATTCATCTGATTGGCCAATCGGATGACTGAGGTTCCCGATTTGAGAATGGCCGTTTGAATCCAGCCAGAAGCGTTTTGCTCTGGCTCCCGTAAAAACTCAATTAATTTTTTGGCCTCCACAATTCAGCTCCTTGTCCAAGAGTGTCCGAGGCTGTCCAAAATTAATGCAAAAAAATTAGGAATTGGATTGCTACCCGCCGCCATTTCCCTTATTCTGTCCTTCACAGCAAACTAAATCATCCAGGGAAACGGCCCCATTGGTGGCTTTTATAATGCGTCTTGCGGTTGAAAGTTTGAGCCCAGTTTTGCCATTTATCACTCGGCTCACGATGGAAGGACTGATTTTATGCTGTATTGCCCATTTTGACGGCTTGCTGTTTATGGAGGCTATATAATCTTTAAGGTTCATAATTCCCGATTATCCACAAAAAAGATTGCTTGTCAACAAATATTTATGAAAAAACCAAAAGAGAACGGCAAATCTTGGAATCCAGAGATTCAGGCAGCATTTGAGAAAGACCTGGAATATATTCGCCTATTAATTGACCGCTATGGTCCCGTAAACAAACTTGCAAAATCTGCTGGGATAGATGGTTCTGCAATTTCGAGGCTTTACCCAAAAGAAGCTGGCAAAGAAAGGACAATTCCGCGCTTTGATATAATGTATAAAATCCTTTATACCCTCGCTGCTGGTCCTCCACTCAACCTTGAGCCTACCAAGGGCGAAAAGGCTTCCAAAATCCTCACCGCCATCCGTATGCTATTGGAAGAATTAGAAGATTAGCCCGCCATAAACTATTTGCTAACAAGCAACAAATAATGCTTGACAGCAAATAATTTTTGTTTTATCGTTTGTCCATGCAAGCGATTCTGAGGGAGGGAGCCATGACCAACCGATTCAGCGAATCAGTCTCAGCCGGCCAGGTGGACCCGCCCAGCTTGACGGCGGGGGAGTTGGAAAAGGAAAGCCTTCTGGAAGCTGTAAAAGAGGCAATACAGCAAACCG